GGACGGACTCGCTGCAGTTCCACATCGCCGTCGAGGAGATGGCGCTGCAGCGCGACATCCTCAGGCGCGCCCTGGAGCGCATGTTCTTGGCGTGCTCGGAGTCGCCGGGCAGCGTCCCCGTCCCGGTGATGCAGGACGCCGAGTCGGCGCTGTCGTTCGCGGAGAAGTGATGAAGCATGTAAATCTGAGGTGCCAGTACTGCGGCAAGCCGCTTGTGCTCGCCAACATACCCAACCGCGGGTATGTCATGGCGCACAGGGCGGGCGAGCGCAAATTGTGTGAGAAGCTCAAGGAAGAAGGTCGAGACATGGTGAGCAATCGGGCAAGGAAAGCGGGATGATCCCATCCCGGCGCGTCGCGGGTCGGCGCGGCGGGACGGCATCGGGCCGTCGTCAACCAACGGAGATACGAACATGAAAGCAGACATGGCAGCAGAGGCGGACGCCCCGGTGGTCGGCGAGAAGCCTGCCGCGAAGAGCAGCAACGGGCCGGGCGTCGTGAAGAAGACCGGCGGCGCGTGGAACGTCGACCCCGACACGATCGCCGTGCGCCCCGGGTGGAACATCCGCACCGACATGGGCGACCTCAAGGAGCTCGCCGAGCAGATCAGGGCGAAGCTCGAGCGCGACCCGGAGTCCGGGGGCCTCATGCACCCCATCGGGCTGCTGCGCCTGGCCCCTTCCGACCCGCTGTCGGAGGGCGGCAAGTACCTCTTTGAGGTTGTCCGCGGCCACCGCCGCGCGGGCTCCATCCACCTCCTGCGCAAGGCGGGCGTCTCCTTTCCCTTCGGCGTGCCCGCCACCATCCTCGACAAGGGCATGGACATCCGCACGGCCACCATCGAGATGTTCGTCGAGAACGGCGGCAAGCCGCTCCTGCCGTACGAGCGCGCCCTGGGCTTCAAGCGCCTGCGCGACGGCGACCCCGACCTGGACATGCCGCCGATGACTCTGAAGGAGATCGAGAAGGCCACGGGGTTCTCGGACAACACCATCAACGCCTCCCTTGCCCTCCTCGAGGGCGACGAGGAGCTGGTCGAGGCGATGCGCTCGGGCGACGTGACCCCCGGCGACGCCATGCAGATTGCCGTGCACGCCCGCGGCGACAGGCAGCGGCAGAAGCAGCTCGTCGGCAAGGCCAGGGCCGCGAAGAAGGGAGGCAAGGAGGAGCGCCGGGCGTTCCGCAAGGAGGTCAAGCAGGCGCAGCGCGAGAAGCATGCCAAGAAGGGGCGCGTCGTGAAGGGCGGCGCGCTCTCGGCCGGCGACCTCTCGCTCCTGGGCGCCGAGCAGTCGCGCCGCGTGGTCGAGCGCCTCAAGGACACGAGCCTGGCCGCCGACGCCGACCTCGCGGCCTGGGTGTCCGGCGACCGCGAGCTGGCGCTCGCCGCCTCCTTCGGTGCCCTCATGGCGCTCAAGGTCGCCGCGGGCATGAACGAAGTCTCCCTGGAGTTCTGACCATGAACGACGAACGCTATGAACAATGCAGGCAAGCCACGAGCAAGAGCAACGAGCCCCGTAGGGGCGTCCCCGTCGTGCCGTACGCGCTGGGCAGCATCTCGCTGCAGACCGTCGATCGTGTCACGACGCACAACCACACGGCGATCCACGACGCGCTGGAGACGGCCATGGCCGAGCGCGGCTACAGGCTCGTCGCCACGTCCCCGACCGGCATCATCGGGCTCCAGACGATGACCTTCGAGCGCGTCGTCACGCTGCCCAGCCCGCAGCTGCGGGAGGCCCGGCGGCAGTCCACCCGGGCGATGCAGGCGTCGCTCGCCGAGTCCGTCGCCGAGGCGTGGGAGCAGGCGCAGCATTCGCCTTCCCTGAGGGACGACGACTGATGGGCCGGGCGCCCCGCAGGAAGGCCGGAGCCTTCTATTACTATTCCACCCTCCGCCACGGCTACCTGACGCTGCTCGCGCTGGGGTTGAGCAACCTGTCTTCCTGGGGACCGGTGGCCGTCGGCGCGCGCCTGTATGGCATGTCGGGACCGCAGGGCATCACGGAGGCCGGGCTGCGCCGCTTGGAAGAGTGGAACCGGCAGTACGGTTTGCGGTCCGTGGGCGCGCCCCGGCGGCTCGACTGAAAGGAGAGACAGGATGGCAAACAAGATACCTGACGCGAAGCGGTCCATGCACTTCGCGCTGCCGAACGACCCCAACGACATGGACCGCGTGCCCCGAGTCGTCGTCAAGGACCGCAACGGGAACACCGTCTACGACATCCGCCTCGTCGAGGCCGAGGAGAGTCTCACAGTGCGTCACGTCACCGGTGCCGCTATCCTACTCGAGTGCGACGCGTCCAACCACGTTCGGATCGTTCCGCGCGACTTCAGCCACGTCCCGAAGCGGAGGACGCGATGACGCAACCCACCTTTTTCTCGGGCCTCTCGACGACGCCCAAGGACCGCGTCAAGCGCGTGTATCCTCAGGCCGTGGTCGAGCGCGCGAAAACCGCTATCGGTTCCGACCAGCGATGGACCGTCTACGACGGTCCCGACGTCCTGGGCTCGGGGGCCAACGCCTCGCGGGCGTGGGAAAATGCGGCCAGCCGGCTGCCGCGGGATGCCGGGAGAGTGATATGCAGGTGAAGGTCAAGGTGAACATCGACGGCGTCGTCACCAGGTGGCAGGGCGAATACGCCGATGTTTGGGACGCCCTGGAGGACGGCCACGCCCGCGTGGTCGCGCGCTGCGGGCTCGCCGCTCCCGTCTACTCGATGTCGGCGAGGCGCGCCGAACCCGAGGTGCTGCGGGTCGGCGACGAGGACGACGGCTCTCCGGGCTGACGTGCCGGTGGCGGCATTCGTATATCTGAGGGGCGCAAGTGCGCCCCTTAACGTTTACGAGGAGTCCGTCCACCATGCAGCCCACCATTTCCATCAGCGTCGCGATGCTCGTCGTCGCGGCCGTCGTCTTCGCGCTCTCCTTGCGTGCCTTCCGCTTGGCAAGGGCCGAGCGGGACTGCGCCGAGGAGGCCCGCGACGAGTACCGGGGCATGATGGCCGTCGACCCGTGGCACGTGCAGCGCCGGCTGATGGCGATGAGCGCGCAGCCGCTCCCCCTGGTCCCCACGCTGAACAACGGCGTGCTCCTCTACGCCATGCTGAACATGGAGGAGCTCGCCGAGATGCTGGACCACCTCTCGACCTCCGTCGCCAGGCGCTGCGACGTGAGCATTCCCCTGAACCAGTCGCTGTCTATCGAGCTGCGGCGCTACGGCGAGCGCCTGGCCCATTGGTCGCGGTACATCCGCAGCATCCTCAAGGAGCACGACATCGGCGAGCACGAGCTGCCCCCTGACGAGGCGAGGGACCTGCTCGACGACACCGCCGACCTGTCCGTCACCAACTGCGGGTTCGCGGCTTCCGCGGGGCTCCCAGGCGCGGCCGGGTACGGCGAGGTGCAGGACTCGAACATCAGCAAGGGCAACCCCGAGACGGGCATGATCGACAAGACGCCCGACGGTAAGTGGATCAAGGGCGTCAACTACCGCGAGCCCGACCTCCTGGGCGTCCTCGCCATCACCCGTCCGGGATGGGCGGCGAGGCACGGCCTGGCCTGCGGCTCGCAAGCGGGATGACCGGCGCGGCAGAGCAGGCCCCGGCGCCGCACTTCGACGACACGCGCAAGGCCCTTGAGTTCGCCCTGAACTTCCGCGGCGACACGAAGGCGCCCGTGATGTCGCGCGTGATGGCGCAGGTCGCCGCGGCTCCCAGGAGGGTGTCGAAGGCCGCGAGGAGGCGGCTGCTGCGCCAGTACGAGGACCCGGAGCTGGCCGCGTTCGTGTCCGCGGTGCTGGACGGCGAGCTGAGGCGCAGGCGCATGCGAGGGGGCCACGCGCCGCCCCCGAGGGGCCTGGACGGGGCGCACCTCGCCGGCTGGATACTGGCGCACTTCGCGCGCCTGGACCCGCACCACCAGACCATCCTGACCGGTCGCTGCGCGGTCGCGTACGACCGGTGCGCGTGCGGCTCGCCGTGCTGCTCGGGGTGGCGCAAGCAGGCGAGGTGGTGGCAGGCCGTGCGCGACACGTGCCTGCACCTGGAGCTCGCGGGCGAGGTCACCAGGGACGGCAAGCGCGGGCTCTCGACCCAGCCCGAGATGCGCGTCGCGATCGTGGAGCAGTACTACACGCGCAACGACCTCTCCCTGGTCGACATGGCCCGGATCGGGGGCGTCACGACCGTGACGGCCGCGAAGCACAGGGCTTGGGTGTACGAGTACCTGCAGCAGGAGGAGGGCGCGGCCTGGGAGCAGCTCGACGCGATATTCGACGCCGCGGGGATCGTGGGGGCCGCGCCGTAGGGGGTTGCGCAGCTCGTCGACATCGCATACATTACGCGGCATTCGCATAGGCGCTGGGACTGCCCCCAGCGCCTTTTTCGTTTCCGCGCCGTGCTGGCGCGGCGCGGGCAGGCCGCGGGGACGCGCAGGGGCGTCCGCCCCCGGCAGTCTCCCCGGGGCGGCGCCCTCCTCGCGAGGGGAGCGCCAGGCTCCGGCGCGGGACCCGCGGCGTGACGCCAGCCCCCGGCGCTTCGCACCCTTCTTCCCCCGCGCGCGGAGCAGCACGCGCAGGGGCTTCCTTGGGCGCCGGGGTCGTTTTGCGGCGCGTATAGATAGGAGACGGAGCGAGTTCGAGTATGCCGCCTCCCGCGGTAGGTCCGACGCAGGCTGGCATGGCGCGCGGGGGACGCAGGCGGCATACTCGACGGCTCGGGCGGCGATCCCAGGGGGACGCGGGCCGGGGAACTAGCACCCCCGGCAGTTTTGCACAGAATGGACGAGAAGATGTGCCTCTTCCTACGTCTCAAGGCCATAGCGACGCAACCTCCCGAAAAAGCGTGCTTGAAGCGGAATCGCGACCGCTCCCCGCCGCACCGGGCCGTCAACCAGTCTCAGCCGGTCCTGGGACGCTGAGCCAGTACGAGCGGGCGCCATGGCGGCGAGGCGCAGCACGGCCAGCACTAAAACTCCGCGACCGGCGGAGCCCGCGCCGACGCCAGAGAGCGCGGGGCCGTACAACCCCCAAGGAGGGCCGAGCATGCGGTACCCGGTCGAGTTCTTCCCGTGCGAGGGCTGCGGCCTGCCCTCCTCGTGCAGGGCGGCCAGGCGCTGCGCCCGCCTCAGGCCCAAGCAGGAAGACGACGAGATGCACGCGACGACCATCAGGTGGCACGTGTGGGCCGCGCTGGCCCCCGTGGCCCGGGACGAGGCGACCGCCCTGCCCCACCACCTCGTGATGCGCCTGACCCCGGAGCTGACCTACCCCAGCTGCACGGTGCCCAACATGCACGCGAAGGAGGGGTACCTCGCGCGCACCGACGACATGCGCTACTACGTGGACGCCTCCTGCCGCGTCCCCTCGGCGCCCTCCCTGGCCGACCTCGCCGAGGTCCTCGCAAGGAGGAACAACAGGAGAACGACGTGAACGAAGCCCTCAAGCAGCTCACCGGCGCCCCGCTCGGGCGCCCCGGCGACCAGGTCGACCCGCACCAGGAGCGGCACCGCCCGCCCTCCCAGGGGGAGCCGTTCGCCAACCCCGGATTCCTGTCGGCGCACGACGTCGCCGAGCTCCAACCCAGGAAGCCCAGGACCGTCGAGACGAGGATCGAGCCGCCTGCGCCCAGGAGGGCCAGGCGCGGCCAGCGGAACTAGACAGCCGAGACACCTGCCAAGGAGGAAGCCATGAAGTAGCCCGAACCCGCACTGCTCGCAAGGGGAAAGGACCTCCCCTTAACGACGCCCGCCCTCCCGCAAGGGGGACCGCGGGCGTCTTCGCTCCTAGGGAGAGACAGCCGAGAGCGGCCCTCGCAAAGCGGGGAGGGCGCTGCCGGATGCCCCGGCCAGGAGGGCAGGAGACACGAGATGCGCGTTCCTCATTGCGAAGCGCGAGGAGTAAACAAACGTGGAAACCCGAGGGGGCGAGAGGCCCAGGAGCAAGGGGGGAAGGCCCCCGGGAAGCAACACGCGGCTCACCCAGGAGGCCATCAGGAGGGCCGAGCAGACGGGCCTGCTGCCGCACGAGATACTGCTCGACATGGCCCGCGGCAAGCCGCAGAAGGTGCAGCACGTCAAGACGCTGGACGACGGCAGCGTGAGGGTCGAGGAGGAGTGGGTCAGCGTCGACCTCGAGACGCAGAAGGACGCGGCCAAGGCGGCGGCCCCCTACTACGCGCCCAAGCTGTCGACCGTGGAAACCGTTCAGGGGATGAGCGATGACGATCTCGACCAGCTCCTTGCGAGCCTTGCCGCCGAAGCAGGCCTTGCTCCTGGTCCTGGCCGAGAAGGCCAGGAGGGGGAAGGCCAGGAGGGAGCGCGAGCTCGCCGCCGCCGCGCTGACCCGGACTAGCCAGGAGGACGAGGAGCCCGACGGCCCTCCCCAGCCGCTGGACGTGCCCAGCGTCGTCCTGGACAGGAACCACCCCATCTCCGACCTGTACTACAGGAAGTGCAGGTGGAAGATCTACCGAGGGGGCCGCGGCGGCGTGAAGTCCTGGGGCGCCGCGGAGGCGCTGGTGCGGCTGGCGGCGACGGTCCCCCTTCGCGTCCTGTGCGTGCGCGAGCACATGAACTCGATCAAGGAGAGCTCGCACAAGCTCCTGAAGAACACGATCTCGCGCCTGGGGCTGGACTCCTGGTTCACGGTCACGGAGAACCGCATCTCGTCCCGGGTGGGCGCGGAGTTCATTTTCAAGGGGATGCACAACAACGAGCAGGGCATCCGCTCGACGGAGGACATCGACGTCTGCTTCATCGAGGAGGCGCAGTCGGTGAGCTCGGCCTCCCTGGAGGCGCTCGAGCCCACGATCCGCAAGCCCGGCTCCGAGATATGGGCGGTCTACAACCTGATCGAGGAGACGGACCCCATCCACGTCCTGGCGCTCTCGCTGATCGCCAACGGCGACGTGGACGCGGGCCGCGCCGTGGTGCACGAGGTCAACTTCGACCAGAACCCGTGGTTCGAGCAGACGGAGCTCTACCCGCAGATGCTGCGGGCGAGGAGGCTGAACCCCGACCTCTACGAGCACGTGTGGCTTGGCAAGCCCAGGAAGCGCAGCAACGCGATCATCCTGGGCGGGAAGTACGTCGTGGAGGCGTTCCCCGACGACCTGTGGAAGCAGGCCGACCGGCTCCTCCTGGGCGCGGACTTCGGCTTCGCCGACGACCCGTCCACGCTGATACGCTCGTTCATGCTGCCGGTCGAGCACCACAAGTCGGGCACCATCTACGACCTGTACGTCGAATACGAGGCGTACGAGCAGCACGTCGAGCTGAACGACTTCGACGTGTTCTACGAGGGCGGCGCGTCCCACTGCGTGCCGAACAAGGAGTACCCGGGCGTGCCGGGCGCCAGGCGCTGGCCGATCAAGGCGGACAACGCCAGGCCCGAGACGATCTCGCACGTGCGCGCCATGGGCTTCAACATCTCGGCCGCGGAGAAGTGGCAGGGCAGCGTCGAGGACGGCATCACGCACCTAAAGGGGTTCCGGCGCATCGTCATACACCCGCGGTGCCAGCGCACGGCCGCCGAGGCGTACATGTGGCGCTACAAGGTCGACCCGAAGCAGCGCGACGCCGAGGGCCAGCCGCTCGTCCTTCCCGTCGTGGTGGACGCGCACAACCACTGCTGGGACGCGATACGCTACTCGCTCGACGGGTACATCACCCGCGGCGGTGCCATGGGCGCCTGGGCGCGTATAGCTAGGGCGGACGCGCCGCACATGCGCGAGCGCGCCAGACTGGGGATGGGATGATGGGCAAGGAGTACGAGCAGCTGAGGGCGCTGGAGCTGACGATGCGCGTCAAGGGCAAGGCGACGGTCGTCAGGTCGAAGCTGGTGCAGAGCGTGCTCCTCACGCACGCAATCGCGGACCGCGAGGCCTTCTACGACGCCATCCCCTCGGGGTGGGCGATCGTGGAGAGCGGCTGGTGGCCGGCGGAACAAGGCGTGCGGTTCGTGCGCCTCGAGCGCGAGGTGACGAAGTGAGCGCGGCCGGTGGAAATAAGGAGCAACCGTGAAACTGAGTGAAGAGAACAAGGCGCTGATACGCGAACGCGTGCGCCGCCTCCTGAACGCGCGCAGGAAGCTGCACATGACGGGCACCGAGCAGGCGAAGCTCGAGTTCAGCAACGAGGTGCTTGGCCTTGTGTCGGGCTTCCTCATCCTCGCGCCTGACGAGCTGTGGGAAACGCTGCTAGAGGTCGCGGACGGCAAGCGCGACCTGCAGGAACTGTTCGAGTAGGAGGGAACGCCGTGGTAGCACCATGCCTGCGCAAGCACGGCATGCCGCCCCGCCTGAGGGGAGAGGCAGCCGAGGAGTACGACGCCAGCCTCGCGCGCCGCCTCGCGCCGGGGCAGCCCGAGAGGCAGGAGCAGCTGCGCCGCCTGCCCCTGTTCGAGGTCGCGTGCCTCGGGGCCGAGGCGGTCCCGGGCACCGGCAGGCAGCGCCAGCGCGTGCGCAGAGGGGAGGCGTGATGGGCTGGCTCGAGAACCATCCCGCCGCGTTCGCGGCGCTCCTCCTTGCCGCCCTGGCGCTGCTCGTCGCGGCGGCCGTGCGCTGGCTGACCGCCCAGGACCTGCAGGACCTCGACTGATCTAATATGCGGGGGTTCCCGCGCGAAAGGAAAATCCCCATGGCGAAGCACGTGCACATCCACGTCGGCGGCCAGCCCGCCCGGCAGACCCGCGACTCCGACGAGGGAGGCGTCTGGCGCACCATCAACGGGGCGCACGTCTTCATCAAGGACGGCAAGATCACGAAGGGGCCGGCGGCGCTCGTGGGCAAGTCCGAGGGCGAGGCGTCGAGGCACTCGCCCGGCCCGGGCCACGTTAAGGCGGGCGCGGTCGGAAACGAGCATGAAGAAATCAAGGTGATCCGTTCGGATTCCGAAGCCGAGGCCCACGGCAGCAAGAAGAAGAAGGACGGCGATGAGCACCACGCCGCGCTCGAGCGCGTCTACAAGGCGCAGCGCAAGTACATGGGCGCGAAGAACGAGGCGGGGCGCGCGAAGCACCGCCCCGAGCACGAAGCTGCGACGCAGGCGTACGAGAAGGAGTACGGCAAGCTCGACCCGCGCGACCTGAACCGCTTCGATTCGATCGTCGGGCGCCAGGGCGACGTGTATGCGAAGGGTGGCACGCCCGACCATCCTGCGCTCAAGAAGCCCGGCAAGACGGAGCTGCGCAAGAACGCTGCGGCGGAGTTCGACAGGGCCAAGCGCGGCGACGGCGGCAGCTTCCACTCGGCCGCGGAGATGTACGAACAGGCCGGGGACGCGGAGAAGGCTGCGGCTGCCCGCGCTTTGGCGAAGCGGTACGGCCACGATCCCGAGTCCGTGCAGCAGCGTCAGGAGCGGGACAAGAGGAACGCGGCGGAATCGCGCAGGCTCGCCCAGAACGCGAACGGGCGCATGAAGGACCTGCTCCTCGACGAGGCCGCGTTCCATGAGCGGCTGTCGACCGAGCCCGGATCGGGCAACGCCGAGACCGCGAAGAAGCTGCGCGCCATCCAGGACGCGATAGCCGACGAGATCAGCTCGACGCGCTGAAACCAACACATTCCCGAACCCCCGAAGGCCCGCACGACGCGGGCCTTCTGCTTTTCAGGAGCATCCTCATGCCACTCCGAACTGACCACGGCCCCTCGCCGATACTCCAAGAGCTCCTCGCCCTGGGCGTCCTGCGCATCGCCAACGACGGCAGCAACAGCGTCGTGCTGCCCGACGGCACGGCGTGGAGCGGAGGGGGCGGAGGCTCCCCGAACTTCGCCGATGCCGAGGTGCCGGTCGGCGCGATCGACGGCGCGAATCATGTCTACACGCTTGTGAACGCCCCCAGCGGCGCGAGCTTGCAGCTGTTCCTCAACGGGATCATGTGCAAGGCTGGCGTCGACTACGTCCTCGCAGGCAACACCATCACCTACACCAACGCCCCACAGGCCGGAGACTCGCATGAAGCCTTCTATCGGTACTAAGCTCCTCCTCGCGACGGCCGCTGCCGTCGCGTTCCTGTCCGCCGCGATCCTGCCGACGGCCGGCGCGCTGACGCTCGTCAACCTCGCCACCCAGACGCAGGGCGTGCTCCCCGCGTCCCAGGGCGGCGCGGGGACGGTCTCCGGCATCCTGCGCGCGAACGGCAGCGGCACGGTCGCGGCCGTCACGATCGGTTCGGGCCTCACGTACTCCTCGGGCACCCTCAGCGCCAGCGGCGGGGGCGGCAGCCCCGGCGGCGCGTCGGGCACCGTGCAGTACAACAACGCGGGCGCTTTCGGGGGCATCACCGGGTCGAGCGTCAGCGGCGGCCAGCTCACCCTGGGCGACGTGTTCTCCCTCGCCATGAACGGCAACACGTGGGCGTGGCAGGACAACGGCAGCTCCACGCTCGTCCTGAGCACCAACGGCACGGGCAACCACAAGTTCGGGGTCGACCGGTTCAATCTCGCGACCCACGTGCCCGCTGCGGGCGGCTACGGCTGGACGCCGGGCAGCGACATCACCGTGGGCATGGACACGCAGCTGTCGCGCACCGCGGCGAAGGTCGTCGAGGTGAACTCGGGCACCGCGGGCGCGTACCCCGGCACCGCGCTGGTCCTGGGGGCGCAGACGTTCGCGCAGCTTCCGACCTGCGGCTCGACCACCAAGGGGGCGCGCGCCACCGTCACGGACGCGACGGCGACAACTTTCCTCACCGCAATCGCCGGATCGGGATCGAACGTCGTGCCCGCCTTCTGCGACGGCACGTCCTGGAAGATCGGCTGACGCGCAGGGAAGAAGCGAAGGAGAAAACCGAATGACCAACCCGCTGCTCGACCACGGCCTCGTGCCGCCCGGCGACGTGCACGTGCCCCACCAGTGGCTCTTCATGACGGAGGCCGCGCGCTTGGGGTTCAGCACGAACGACGAGAACGAGCTGAACAAGATCGGCCTGCAGCTCAGCGACGGCACCTACTGGCGCCTGGCGGGGATCGAGCCGATGGTCTGGGTCGAGTTTGGCGGGTCGGGCGAGGCGCCGGTTTACACGGCAGGGGGCGACCCCGTCGTGCCCGACGGCTACCTCACGATCGTGGCGACGAACGGCAACCTGTACCGGGTCGCCGCCCAGTTCGCGGCCCCGGCCCCGACCCCGGCTCCCACGCCCGCGCCCGGGCCGACGCCCGCTCCGTCTCCCGGCCCGACTCCCGCGCCGACCCCGGCTCCCACGCCCGCGCCGACGCCAGCGCCGACTCCCGCTCCGGCCGCGTTCACGTACTTCGTGGACTCGGTGAACGGCAACGACGCGAACAACGGCCAGACGGCGCAGACGGCGTTCAAGACGCTCGCGCGGCTGCCCGTGCTCCAGAACAACCAGAGCGTCGGCCTCGCGAAGGGGAGCTACTGGCGCGGCTTCATCCCCGACGTCGGCCACGTGGCCGTGCGCGTCGCCACCTACGGCGCGGGAGCGCCGCCCGTGATGGACGGCGCGGACGTTGCGACGGGATGGACGCTCCTGTCGCCGTTCAACGACATCTGGACGCTGGAGTGGACGCGCGACAACCCGAACCCCACGAGCACCGAGCTCCTCGGGCTGTGGCTCGACAGCGTCCGGCCCCGCTTCGCGGACGACCTCAACGACCTCGAGGCAAACGGCGGGTGGTTCTGCGATTCCCGCATCGCGGCCACGACGAACGTGTACGTCAAGGTGGCGGACCCGACGGCGCACCTGATCGAGATCGCGCGCTACGAGTACGCCATCGCCTGCTACGACTCGACCACGCTGCCCAACGACATCGGCACGGGCGGCATCGAGATGAAGCGGTACCTCTCGCACTACAACGCCCTGCAGATGGGCGTCGGCCACTCGCAGCAGTGCCTGATCCGCGACGGCACCATCCACCACAGCGTGGCGCAGTCGCAGCTCATGTCGGACACGATCTTCACCGAGCTGGACACCGCAGCGGGGCCCAACCCGTTCGTCGCCTACCGCGACGACCCGTCGGGCTTCTACCCGGTGCTCAAGCGGGTGATGGGCGTGTTCAGCAACGCGCAGCTGGCCGCCGGCAGCGACGTCGTGCACTGCATCAGCCAGCACTCCGGCTCGACGAACATCGACGGCATGGACTGCGAGCAGTGCGGCTTCGTCGGCACGAACGGCATCGCGCACCTCTCGGCGAACGTGGGCACGATCGACGGCCTCTTCGTCAAGAACGCGGTGAGCGACGGCGTCTTCCTCGGCCCGGGCACCACGCTGCGGCGCATGCTCATGGTCGACGACGCCGTCTCGGCGTACCTCGGGGGCGTCACGGCGTTCACCTCGATCCACGCGACGGTGAACGTCAGCGCGAACGTGCAGGATGCCGCGATCTTCGGCAAGAAGGGCGCGGGGGCTGTGCTCGACACCATCGGCACTGTCACCGTGCCGCTGTTGCAGAGCGCCTTTGTCACAGACAACGGCTCGTCCTACAACATCAATTCGGCTTCGATGAACTCGCGCTACTGCATCAACGATGTCAACGGCACGAACATCGCGGTGACGAATGGGACGGACCCCGGCACATACACGGGCGACTACAACGTCTGGATGTGGTACCGCAACCCGAGCTGCCCGAGCATCGGCGGCATGCACTGGAGCTGGAGCGACGGCTCCTTCGGCTTCACGCTGCATGACTGGCAGGTCAAGACGGGGCAGGACGCTCACAGCGTCGGCGTGCGCGTCATCGATCAGACGCTGGGCAACCCCAACGCGTTCTGGTTCGGCGTCGCGCAGGGCACGGGCGGCCCGGAGGTCGGCGACTTCCGCATCAACCCGACGGCGCGCGTTTACGGGGGCGACGGGACGCTCTACATCGGCACCTTCGCCGACGGCAGCACGCCCATAACGCAGGCAGGCCCGCAGACGCACTGGGACTGGAACCTGCGCGCCTGGCAGCCGGGGCCGCCCACGCACGTCCCGCGCCTGCCGCAGACGCTCGCCGAGATGAGGCAGTACGTCCAGAACCCCACGGCCTGGGTGTTCTAAAAGGAGAAGCATATGGCGCAACCGCGCGTGTCGGTGCGGGCGCAGGTGCGCTCGGCCCTCTCGCAGGAGCGCGCGCTCGCCGCGCCCCCTGGGAAGAGGAAGGCGGTCTCGGCCGCTACGCGGGACTCCTTCGTCAACTTCATGCAGGGCATCGGCGTGATGGCGGGCTCGAATGGGCTCGCGGGCGCGACGTACGGGTTCAACCCCATCACGCGCAACCGCATCCTGTGCGAGTGGATTCACCGCGGCTCCTGGCTCGGCGGCGTCGCCGTCGATGTGATCGGCGACGACATGACGCGCAAGGGCGTAGAGGTCGAGTCCGAGATGGACACGGCCGACGTGCAGAAGATCGAGTCCGAGGCGCAGCGCCTTGCCGTGTGGGACAAGCTCAACGGCGGCATCAAGTGGGGACGCCTCTACGGCGGCGCCGTCTGCGTGGCGCTGGTCGACGGGCAGGACTTCCGTACGCCTCTGCGCCCCGAGACCGTGGGGAAGGGGCAGTTCAAAGGCCTTGTCGCCCTCGACCGTTGGATGCTGACGCCCGAGCTCGGCGACCTGGTCACGGAGCTGGGGCCTTACCTGGGCATGCCCAAGTACTACCGCGTCCTCGACAACGCCCCGGCGCTGCGCGGCGAGGTGATCCACTACTCGCGCATCGTCCTGCGCCACCTGGGCGTCGAGCTGCCCTACCAGCAGGCCCTCACGGAGAACCTGTGGGGCATCTCGGTGTACGAGCGATTCTACGACCGCATGGTGGGCTTCGACACGGCCAGCATGGGCGCGGCCCAGCTGGTCACGAAGTCCTACCTGCGCACGCTGAAGGTCGAGGGCCTGCGCGAGCTCGTCGCAGCGGGCGGCGAGATGCTCCTCGGCCTGCAGTCGTACGTCCAGCAGATGCGGCAGTTCCAGGGGCTCGAGGGCATCACCGTCATCGACGCCACCGACGATTTCGCGGTGCAGCAGACGAGCGCCTTCTCGGGCGTCGACGCCGTCATCACGCAGCTGGCGCAGCAGGTGTCCGGCGCGCTGGGCGTGCCGCTCGTGCGGCTCCTGGGCCAGTCGCCCGCGGGCCTCTCGGCGACCGGCGAGAGCGACTGGCGCAACTACTACGACGGCATCGGCGCGCGCCAGAACAAGGACCTCGGGCAGGGCGTGCCCCTGCTCTACCGGCTCATCGCGCAGTCCGTGGGCGTCAGGCCGCCGGAGGACTTCACGACGAAATTCCGCCCGCTGTACGAGCTGACCGAGGAGCAGAAGGCGAAGGTCGCCAGCGACACGGTGGCCGCGGTCCAGGCCGCCAAGGACGCGGGCCTCGTCGGCACGCAGACCGGCATGAAGGAGCTCAAGCAGTCGAGCAGGCGCACGGGCGTCTTCACCAACATCTCCGAGGAGGCCATCGAGGCCGCGGACGACGAGATCGCCCCGCCCATGTCCGAGCAGCTGCTCGACGCGGCGCAGTTCGGCCAGGGCGCCGGCAAGCCGGGCTACAGGGCGCCGGGCGCGAAGGAGGACGACGATGCCGATGCTGGACAGGACGGGCAAGAGGCTAAGGTGGACGCTCGCCCGCGCCGCAGAGTCAGCGTATAACTCGCGCCTTCGCCAGGTCGCGCGCGAGGTGGACAAGCTCGTGCGGGGGATGGCCCCCGACGGGCGCGTCGCGGACCCCGCGCCGCTCGTCCAGATACTGAACGACTACGCGGCGCTGCTGCGGCCCTGGGCGGCGTCCGTCGCCAACTACATGCTCGCGGACGTCTCGCGGCGCAACCTGCTGGCGTGGAAGGAGCAGTCGCGCGAGATGTCGCGCGCGCTCTACGCCGAGGTCGCGCACGCCCCCACGGGGGCCGCGTACAAGGAGCTGATGCGCCTGAACGTGGACCTCATCCAGTCCATACCCCGCAAGGCGGCCGAGCGCGTCCACAACCTTGTGACCGAGGCCCGCATCGGCGGCAGGAGGCACGAGGAGGTCGCCGCGGCGATCCTCGAGTCCGGGAGGGTGAGCGCCAGCAAGGCGACCCTCATAGCCCGCACCGAGGCCTCGCGCGCCGCCGTCACGCTCACGCAAGCCCGCGCGCAGTTCGTCGGCTCGCAGGGGTACCTGTGGCGCACGGCGCACGACGCGGACGTGCGGCCCGAGCACAAGGAGATGGAGGGCGTGTACGTGCGGTGGGACAGGCCCCCCGTCACGGACATGCCGAACGGTTACCACGCGGGGTGCGGCCCCAACTGCCGCTGCTTCCCCGAGCCGGTCCTGCCGGACCACTAGATCAAGGAGAGAGCCTTCATGAAGCGAGCCCACACGCAGGACCGCAGCTGGCAGACGAACGACCGCGGGCCGCCGACGCCCGAGCGCCCCATCCTCACGGTGGAGAGGCTGGGGCCTCGGCGCGAGCTGATGAAGAACGGCAACCTCGTCTGCTACGACGTGCCCGTGTCGCGCGTCGGCACGATGCTGTACGGCGTCGGCGAGGTGCCCGTGCAGCCCGATCCCGGGAGCCACCGCATCTACGTGCAGCGCACCGCCGACGAGCTCTTCGACCCCGAGACGGTCGCCTCGTTCTACGGCGCCGCCGTCACGATCGGCCACCCGCCCGGCCACCTCTACCCGGAGGGCGTGACGCCGGACAACTTCAAGGAGCTCGCGGTGGGCTACGCGGTGAACCCGCGCCCCGGCCGCGACGGAGACGAGGACGTCCTCCTCGCCGACCTCATCATCACCCGGCGCGACGCCATCAAGGCGATCACGCAGGACCGCAAGAACGAGGTCAGCGCGGGCTACGACGCCACCTACGAGACCGTCCGCCCCGGCGTGGGCAGGCAGTCCCGAATCATCGCAAACCACATCGCGCTGGTCGACAAAGGTCGCTGCGGCCCGCGGTGCGCAATCGGCGACCACGACCCCAACCAGCAACAGGAGCATGACATGCCCGCAGCAAACCAGGGCGGCGACCGCCGCCGCATCCGCGTCGACGACGTCGACTACGAGGAGGTGCCCTCCCGCCGCCGCGTCTCGGTGGCCGACGAGGACGACGAGCGCGACACGCACATCCACGTGCACGTGCCGGCCCTCACCAACGACGCCGCGCCCAAGGCGAAGGACAAGGACGAGGACGACGACCGCATCGCGAAGCTCGAGACGACCGTCGATTCCCTCGCGGGCACGGTCACGACCCTCAGCGAGTCCATGCGCTCGTTCATGTCGTCCGGCAGGAAGACCAACGACGAGGAGACGCTGACCGACGAGGAGAAGGAGGCCGAGCGCAAGCGCCTCGAGGCCGAGGCCAGGGCGAAGCAGGGCAAGACGGAGGACTCCGCCGCGCTCGCCGCGTCCTGGCAGGAGCTGGCGAGCAAGGCCGAGATTCTCGTGCCCGGCTTCCAGATGCCGACCTTCGACGCCGCCGCCCAGCGCCAGCTCACGGTCGACGCGATGTGCGGCGCCCGCAAGAAGGCGCTGGCCGAGTTCGCCAAGGACGACGCCAACAAGGCGCTGGTCACGGCGATCGTCGGCGACGCCTCGGTGGCGGACATGGACTGCGCCGCCGCGGCTGTCCTCTTCAACGCCGCGGCTGCAGCCAAGGCGACCGCGAACAACACGAAGGCCACGCTCGACGCGGCCCACGTGCCCCAGGTGCATAGCCTGGGCGGAAAGATGCCCGTCAGCATCCAGGCGCTCAACAGCGCGAACCGGAAGTTCTGGCAGCAGCAGACGGCGCACGCCTGAGCCAAGCCGCAAACCCAACCAACGCAAGGAACGTTCTCATGAAAAAGTCCCTCATCGCGCTGGCGGCCCTGACGGTGGTGGCCGCCGCCATGGACCCCCGCCGCGCCCGCACGCACGACATCTCGTACGGCTACCGGATGCCCGCGGGCTTCCCGGGCGCGGTCAACCGCACCCATCCGGCGAGCGTCTACCCGGTGATGCTCGACCAGACCGCCGGCCAGGTGCCCGCCTCCTACGGCGTCGCCCTCGTCTACAACGCGGGCAACAACACCGTGCGCCAGCTCAAGGCTGCGGACCAGAGCGACAGCACGCCGCTCGCGGTCGCGGGCCTCCTGGTGCGCCCGTGGCCCGTGCAGGGCGGCTCGAGCGCAGGGGCGTTCGGCCAGCAGGCGCTCACGGACGCGACGGCCCCGGTCACGACGGTGCCCAACGACATGCTGACCTCGGGCCGCATGCTCGTGCAGGTGAACGGCGCGGGCGCCGCAGGCCTGAACATCGACTCCGATGTGTACGTGTGGTGCGCGGCCTCCGCCGGCTCGCACGTCCTCGGCGGCTTCGAGCCCGCGGCCTCCGCAGGCAACACCGTGAAGATCGCGAACGCGAAGTACCGCGGCCCCGGCGACGCGAACAACGTTGCCGAGATCGAGGTCTTCCCGTCCGTCTCCTGAACCCACCCGCAACCAGCAACGCAAGGAACCTAGCAACATGAAAAAGCGTATCTACCTGGGCGGCCTCGCTGCCGCCGCCGCGCTGACCGCGGGCGCGATGGTGCGAGCCCGCACCCACGACCACGCGCTGGTCGACCCCCGGACGATCATCAACGAGCGCGGCGACATGCGCGGCATGTCCCTGGGCATGAACGTCCAGCGCACGTTCCCCACGTTCGACCAGGCGACCTTCGAGCCCAACGGCCAGCGCACGCTGACCTACGACTCGACGGGCGCCTTCATGGTCGGCGAGCTCGAGCGCCTCGACCAGACGCTGCACATGCCGCTGGCGGCCGTCACCTGGTCGCGCGACATCGACCTGCGCGGCGACGTCTCGATGGCCGACGACGTGTCCTCGTTCACCCTGTCGACCTTCGGCTCGGCGGGCAACCTGGGCCAGGGCAACGGCATCCGCAACGGCAAGGCGTGGATCGGCAAGACCTCCGACCAGATCGGCGGCGTGTCCGTGGACATCGGCAAGCTGCCCTTCCCGCTGACGCCCTGGGGCCTGGAGCTGGCGTACACGCAGTTCGAGCTCGAGGCCGCGGCGCGCCTGGGACGCCCGGTCGACCAGCAGAAGTACGAGGCCCTCAAGCTCAAGCACTCGATGGACACCGACGAGATGGTCTACGTCGGCGACTCCTCGGTGCTCGTGAACGGCTCCGCCGCGACGGGCCTGGTCAACAACGCGCTGGTCACCAACGTGACCAACGTCGCCAACCCCGGCGGCGGCACGGCGTGGTCGACCAAGACCCCGCAGCAGATTCTCGCGGACTTCAACGAGGTGCTGCAGAGCGTGTGGGCGTCCAGCGGCTACGCGGTGCTGCCCTCGAAAATCCTGCTGCCGCCCGCGCAGTTCGGCTACCTGTCCACGACCCTCGTCGCGCTCGCAGGCTCGTCCTCGGCCGTCTCCATCCTGGAGTACATCAAGAAGAACAACATCGTGACGGCCAGCACGAACCGCGAGCTCGACATCCAGCCGTGCAAGTGGCTGGTGGGCGCCGGCGCGGGCGGCACGATCGGCACGGCGAACGGGCACGACCGCATGGTGGTCTACACCCAGCTCGAGAAGTTCGTGCGCTTCCCGATGGTCCCGCTGGCGCGCACGCCGATCCAGTACGAGTCCATCTGGCACAAGTGCACCTACTACGGCCGCCTCGGCGTGGTCGAGGTGGTGTACCCCGAGACTATCGGCTACCGCGACGGCATCTGACGCCGCCTCCGGGAAAGGGGCGGTCGCCCCTTTCCCGATCCGAACACAGGAGATCGAACACATGGCAACGAACAAGGAGCGCCCGGCGGCGAAGAAGCCGACCGCGGCGAAGCCCCCGAAGGCGGGCGCCGACCCCCGCGGCGCCGATCCGGCGCAGGCGAAGCCGACCGGCACGGTGACGCAGGAGCACGAGCACCTCGCGGCCCCCGGCAGGCGCCGCCGCCTCGCCGACATCGAGGGGCAGGACGCGCCCGCGAAGCCGAAGCACGACCCGCTCGTGACCGTCAGCGTGCCGCGCGACTTCAGGCTGCAGGTGCTCGGCGAGCAGGGCAGCCAGATCGTCGAGTACAAGGCTGGCTCCGCGGTCGACATGCCGCGCTCGCACGCCGAACACGACTACAGCATCGCGAACGGCGTCGAGATCGTCGACGCCGACTGACGCCCCGGCCGGGGAAGGAGCAACGACATGGCGGTCACCGTCCAGCAGTTTCGCACGGCCTTCCCCGAGTTCGGGAACGCGGTGAAGTACCCCGACGCGCAGGTGCAGTTTTACCTTGACCTCGCCCAGGGCAACGAAGCGGGCCTGCAGGGGTTCATCGGGCCGCGGTGGGGCACGAAGGCCCCCTACGGAGCCCAGCTCTTCGTCGCGCACAACCTCTCGATAGAGGGCGAGGCGCAGAAGCTGGCCGCCAAGGGGCAGAACCCGGGCCAGGTGCTCGGCCCCATCGCGTCCGGCTCCGTCGACAAGGTGAGCTACACGCGCAGCCTGCAGGACATCTTGAACCCCGGCGCGGGGCATTGGAACATGACGGTGTACGGCATGCGCTACTGGCAGCTGATGCGCATGGTGGGCGCAGGCCCCGTGCAGGTCGGCCCGTCGTGCGGCGCGGGCGCGGTCTACCCGTGGGCGGGGCCGCTCTTCCCGCCCAGCTACCCGTGAGCCGATGGCGACCGGCTACACGCGCAGGGGCTCGGGCGTCACGATACGGGCGCCGCGGGGAGCGCAGGGGCTGGGCGACCTCGCCGACGCGCTGAGGATACTGGCCGACGTCGAGGTGCTGGTGGGCGTGCCCGAGAGCACCACGGACGTGCGCAACGAGGACGGCGTCGAGTACATCACGAACGCCGCGCTCGCGTACATCCACGACAACGGCGCGCCCGAGGCGGGAATCCCGCCCCGGCGCTTTATGGTCCCCGGCATCGTCGCGGTGCAGGAGAAGATCGCGAACCAGCTGCGGCGCTCGGCGACGGTGGCCTTCAACGAGCAGAGCGCGTCGGCGGTCGAGCGCGCGATGCACCTGTGCGGCCTCACGGCGCAGCTCTCGATCCAGAAGACCATCCAGCAGGGCATCCCGCCCCCGCTGGCCGACTCGACGCTGAGGCAGCGGGCGAGGAGGCGCAAGGGGCGCGTGGGGCCGGGCCTCGAGCTGATGTCCAGGCGGATGGGCTACGCGCCCAGCACGGACTTCGTGACGCCCCTGATCGACACGGGCGACATGCTCAAGTCGATCACCTACGTCATCCGCAGCCGCAAGGAAAGGAAGTGACATGCCGGACCTCGACGTATCCGACGTCCTCTTCGACCCGATGCTCTCGGACGCGTGCGACGTTGTCAGGCGCAGCGGCAGGGTGACCAGCCGCGGGCGCAGCGACCCGGTCCAGTACGAGCGCTTCCGCGGCGTGGACTGCGTGGTGACGCAGGACGACGGCAACGGCCTCGAGCGGACGCCCGACGGCCAACGCGCCCCGCGCAGGATACGCTGGTTCGGCACCATGCCGCTGTACGGCCCGGTCATCGAGCCCGTCGTCTCCGGCGGCGCGCAGGTGACGCTGCCGCAGCCGCCCCTGGGCGTGCCCCACCAGCCGGACCTCATCGTGTGGCAGGGCACCTGCTACATCGTCACGGAGGTGCTCCCCTACTCGACCTACGGGGCGGGCGTTTACGAGGTCAGGGCCGAGAGCACGACGATGCCGGACGTGCCGCAGTGAGAGGAGGAGCAGAGTGGCGACGATACCGACCCCCAACAGCAGCACGGGCGGCTACCTGGTGCCCGACGCGGAGGCGCCGCCCCCGCACCCGCCTCCGCTGGAAGGCGAGCAGCTCGAGGACCTCTTCCAGGGCGTCATCCGCGGCGTCATCGGGTTCGACGACAGCCTGCACAACGTGCTGGTGCGCCCGCGGTACCAGCTCGACCCCCCGGCGCAGCCCGACGCGACGGTCGACTGGGTCGCGTTCGGGTTCCAGAACTCGAAGCGCGACTGGGACCCGTACCTGCAGCACTCGCCCGACTACTACGGCGATGACGCGGGCGCGACGGTCTCGAGCCAGGACGAGGAGCTGGAGCTCCTCGTCTCCTTCTACGGCCCGAACGCGAAGGCGCTGCAGGGCGTGTTCGAGGACGGGATCAAGGTCAGGCAGAACCGCGAGCCCCTGGAGGCCCAGGGCATCAAGTTCATCGGCCCGCGCGGCGATGCGTACAGGCTGCCCGCGCTCGTGAAGGAGCGGTGGGTCAACCGCTGGGACCAGAAGTACGTGTTCCGCCGCCGCGTGTTCCGCGTCTACCCCATCCTCAACCTCGCATCCGCGTCCGTGCGCTCGCTCGACAACGGGCAGTACAAGACGGACATCGACGTGAATCCCCCTTCCCCGTGAAAAGGAAATCGACATGAAACTCCCCATCAGCCGCGTGGTGTCCTCGCAGGTCAACCTCAGCCCCGCCGGCGCGCAGTCGCAGTCCCTGTCGGACATGCTCGTCCTGGGCAACTCCGACGTGATCGACACCGTCGAGCGCATGCGCACCTACGCCACGCTCAGCGCCGTCGCGACGGACTTCGGTACGAACGCGCCCGAGTACCTCGCCGCGCAGCGCTGGTTCGGGCAAAGCCCGCAGCCCGCGCAGATTCGCATCGGGCGATGGGCGCAGGCGGCGACGAAGGGCGGCCTGCGCTGCGGCCCCCTGACCACCGCCCAGCAGGCGCTGGCGAACTGGACCGCCGTGGTGAACGGCGGCTTCACGCTCGCCCAGGACGGCGGCGCGGTGCACCACATCGTGGGCCTGGACTTCCACCTCGCCGCGAACCTGAACGCCGTCGCCGCGACCATCACGGCGGCGCTCGCGGCCGTGCCGCTCACGGTCACGTGCGTGTGGAACGCGACGCTCGGCCGCTTCGAGTTCGAGAGCGCGACCGCGGGGCCGCCCGGGGCGGTCTCGTTCCTGACCGCCCCCGGCTCCGGCGTGGACATCTCGGGCCAGATGATGGGCCTCGTCACCAGCCCTGGCGCGTACACGTACGCGGGCATCGCGCTTGAGACGATCGGCGCGGCGCTCGCGGTCTTCGACGACCGTTTCGGCCAGCAGTGGTACGGCGTCGCGCTGCCCACGGGGTTGGACGCTGACAAGATCGCCGCCGCCGCGTACGTGCAGGGCAGCGCGAACAAGCACTGCCTCTTCGCGACGACGCAGGACGCGAACACGCTCATCACGGGCAACGACACCTGCCTGGCGGCCCTGCTGCGCGACGCGGCCTACCAGCGCGCCGCGTGCCAGTACTCCTCGCAGGACGCGTACGCGGCGATGTCGTACGCGGGCCGCATCCTGACGACCGACTACAGCCAGCCGAACTCGGTCATCACCATGAAGTTCAAGCAGGAGCCGGGCATCGTGTCCGAGGCCCTGAGCGCCTCGCAGGCCGCGGGCGTCGAGGAGAAGAACTGCAACGTCTTCGTCCAGTACGACAACAACACCTCGATCGTGGAGCAGGGCGTCCAGTGCGACGGCACCTTCACCGACGTGGTGCTGGGCACCGACTGGCTCGCCCTCGCGATCCAGACCGCGATCTACAACGTCCTGTACTCCTCGACGACGAAGGTGCCGCAGACGGACCAGGGCGTCGGCATCCTGCAGGCCGCCATCGAGGGCGTGCTCGCGCAGGCGGTGCTCAACGGCCTGCTCGCCCCGGGCGTGTGGTCCGCGCAGGGCTTCGGCCAGCTCAAGCAGGGCGACTACATGGCGAAGGGCTTCTACGTCTACGCGGGCAGCATCGCCGCGCAGTCGCAGGCCGACCGCGCCGCGCGCAAGTGCCCGCCCTTCCAGATCGCCGCGAAGCTCGCGGGCGCGATCCACAGCGCCAACGTCCTCATCGGCGTGAACCAGTAACCGCGCGAAGGCGCAGAAGGAAACCAGAAATGACCTCTCCCGTCTCGTACTCCTTCCTCGACGTGTCGTGCGGCATCGTCGGGCCGGGCCTCGCGGCCCAGCTCGGTGCCGGCGCCTCCGTCGCCGAGGAG